TTGATGACCGTGGCTGTACGCACCTGAACGTGCTTGAAGTCGCCTACGATCTCTATTTTGTCTTGTACTGTTTCTTCTGTTAGTGCCATCGTTTATCTCCTTTATGGCTTGGACTGACTACCCTGTGATCCAACAGGGTTGGTTATGCGGTTTGATAAACCACAGTAATATCTAAATCATTATCATTTGTACTAGTAGCCAAATCATTAGTTTCAGTTAGGGTTCCTGACGCCTCAGAGCCATTTTTAATCATAAGAAGGTATGTACTATTTGTTTGAACATACGCTGTTGCAGGTTTGTTTCCCCAACCAACCCTACGCCCTATAGCTGCGCCGTAGTGCAGGGATGAAATGTTTGCAGATGAAAATGGCAGTCCCGTAACTCTTAATGTATCGCTTGATCCACCACTAACGGAGTCAGTTCTAATTCTAAAAGTAACTTTTACCATATTGCCAACTTTTACATAACGACCCACCCGTATATCGTAGGTAGCTGTAATAGCATTTGATCCTGCACTTGTATAAGAAGGCGTCCAAGTCCCCTCCTCATAGTCATCCAGCTTATTAGCCGACCCAGTGCCGCCAAGGTAGACACCGCCAGAGAGGTAGAGGTCTTTGAAGCGGGCTGTGCTATCACCTATATCAACAGTATTATCTGAAGCTGCACCTGATCCATTTGTAGGGTACAAGTTATCAGCAGAAACACCTACACCAATACTTGTATGGCACATCTGAATGGCACCAGCTTTTGTTGTAATACTCCCCACAGTGGTGTTGTCTTTGCGGAGGTCAATAATAGTGCCATCGTCCGTTTCACGGTTTATACGAAGTGGTATGTCTCCATCCCTCGTAATCCCAGTAAAACCATCTGAACCTGTTTGAAAACCTGACGTTGCAGTTCCAGCACTCGTCTTACCCACCAGCAAGTTACCGCTGCTGTCGATGCGTGCAGCCTCTGCAATACCAGACCCATTATTTGTTTTAAATAACAGCTCCCCATGTGTAGCGTTTGCGCCTCTATAACCAGTTATAGCCGCTAGACCTGCTGACTCCCCTGAAGCACCTCCAAATAATAAAGATTGCTTTTCTGAGTTATTAGTTGCATCCGTACCAACGATAGCAACATCACCATCAACAAAATGCCCAAGGTATTGAGGCGAACTCGTCCCAATGCCCAAACTCTCAGCACTCGCATCCCAGAAGAACTTTGCCGTGGTGCCTGTGTCCTCGTAGAAGCTGATGTCGCCGCCACCATTAATCCGCAGTGCATTATTTCCATTTTCTTCAATGGTAAAGTTACGCCCAGCGTTTGTGGTATCAAAATCAAGCGTAACATTACCATTTGTATTTGAAATGGTTGTAGGATTTGAGCCATTGTCTAGGGTTAGTAATGACCCGTTCCCTTCCACAGTCAGCGCATCGCTGGTCAAAGTCCCCGTGATGTCTACGCCTGTGCTGGTGGTGGCGAGTTTGGCTGCGTTGTTGTGATTTAATAAAACTGGGCCAGAAACATTAAACGAGGCAGACGTTTTTGATCCATCTACATTGTTGATTTTAATAAACTGATAGCCTTGAATGTTAATGCCACCGATGCCGTTGTCTAAAATATAACTATTAGACCCATCATGGTAAATCTGTAGGTCAGACCCAGCGCCGAAGATGGCTTTGTCGTTGTCGCCAAAGGATAAGTTACCCGTCATGGTGCCGCCAGAGAGTTCCAGCTTATCCGTGTTTAGGTTTGTGAAGTTGGCATCAACTTCGGCATGGGTAAGCGGAGACCCCTTCCCAGAACGTGTAACTAGAGTAGCCATGGATTAGTCCAATCGTATTTTAAGATTACCAGCAGAGATGCGGAAAATGTCGCCCGTATCAATCGCCTTGGGTAGCGCAGTCGTAAAGTCGCTTGGATCGGTCAACTCAGCATACGCAAGCAAGTTGCCGCCAGTAGACGCGTCATACACGCCCGCGTATGTCACTGTACCCCAAGACGCTGTCGCCGTGGGAAACTCAATCGCGGAACCCGTTGTCGCCTCTGTCGGCGTTGTGCCTGACACAGTAAACGACGCGGTTTGGCGCGCGTATGATCCGCCAGAAACCTCAGTGCCTGCCGCGCTGTCGCTAGACGCGGATGTGTGTAAGCCAACGTAAAGGGTAGATGGCGCAGTATACGCATTGCCGCCGAATACGTGGTCAAGGATTTTGTCCTCAAGGTAGTCAGTAAAACTCATCAGTAACTCCTAATGCTCATGCGCATACCCGAAGTTGTGCTACGCGCTTTTTCAGATGCCATATTAACATTGTCTATGGCTGATTGATAGAGAGATGCCCAAACTTGAGCGCGCTGATCTTCAACAAGATAGGGCGCAGAATGCATAAGTGCGCCATACAAGTACACATCTGGCGCATACTCAAGCACCCAGTTACTCGTATTACTATCAGATAGCGCAGGCGTTCTTCCGTAATACAAAAGCTCTGCCGTGTATGCAGCGTCAGGCGTTGGAAAGATTTCAAACGCGCCATCGCTCATCGCAAAATACTGAGGGCGACCTGACACGTTTGCAGCGTTCATGCGGCGATTAATCATGTCAGAATGCGATGTTTGGCGTAGTTCGTATGTATCACCACCAGAAAGGTAGAAGCGAATGCTTTCCAGCCAGTCAGACGGCACTCGCGAATACTGATCGTCTAACTGCACAGTCGCGCGCTTCTCCATACGCCAGTGACGTATCTTGCGCTCCATGTCAGCTTCAGTAAGACTGATAAAATCAGGAATAACACTTGTAAGATCATCGCGGTTTAGCCAATTGGCAATTGCGGTCTTTAATTCTGCGTAGGTTGTAATAGCCATTTAACTTCTCACCGATTTCTTACCGCGACAGCCCCAAGCCTTGCGACGAACTTTGACTTTTTCAGTTTGTTTTTGTCCGCTAGAGCGGGCGCAGTAAGCGTCACCGCGTTTAGTACCTTTAGCAGATGTGCGCTTATGAGTGCGGCCCTGACTGTCCTTGTAAGTCGTGCCGTTAGCGTACTTCCTGCTTGCGGGTATCTTTTTGCGTTTAGCGGGCATTACATCCCCATTGTTGCTGGGTTGATACCCATAGAACTCAAGTATCGCGCATAACCACGGCGATAGTTTGCTGGATCAACATATAGATCAGCGCCTGACATAGCTGCGCGTTCTGCATCAACAAACTCACGGAACGACATAATATTTTGCGGCATAGATGGGCCAGTAGGCGACATGCTTGACGGATAAGGTGTTTTAGTCGAGTAATCTTGGCGACGAGTGTAATCTCCAGCGTAATCTGGGGTTATGTTTGGCTGATCGTAAAACTCAGCACCGCGTGTTCTTAGCGGAACTGCTTGATTACCAACTCTTGGAAGTGGCATATCAGGCATGCCACGACCAGCCTCGCCACGCCCAGCCTCACCCATAGGCATTGTTGCATAGCTTGGTGCAGGCGCAGAAGGGGCAGCCATTGCGCCCGCAAATTCGCCGCCTTGACCAATTCCGTATACGTCTGGATTTACAACTTGATCCATCACGATCTGCTCTTTTTGCGCAGGTGAAAGCAACCCATCCTTGCCATCCAAACGCGATGTCAAAGTTCCACCCTTAGCCATGTCCTCAAGCGTTTTTGTCACAGCCTTAGTTGCATTTGTGTCAGCAGCAATGCGCTCAACATTATCCTGCGCCTCAAGTGGCTTAGCAAAAAGATTACCCAGCATAGACAGCAAACCACCGCCCTCAAACTTATCTCCAGATGCGCCAGCGCCACCACCGTCTAACATGTCCATCAAGCCAGTAAAACGTTTGCCTGTGCCATTTCTGCCACCACCCAACGCATTCAACGCGCCTAAGCCAGCAAGTAATCCTAAAGCATCTCCAGCTCTCATTTCTTTTTACCTTTCTTACTCTTGCTCAGCTTCTTCAAGTCTGCGCCAGTAATTTTCTTGCGTGGTGGAGCCACTGCGGCTAACTTCTTTTGCTTTGGGCTATACTTAGAATACGGCATTAGGACTTCACCTGCTTTTCCCATTCATAACACTTAACCTGCTTGATTGTATACGTTGGATATTTCACCTGCAAAGATGGAACTCCGTTCTGCATAAAATCAGCAATGCATTCATTCTCATCAACATACGCAGGGCCACCGACTGCAAAGCAGTAATTCTGAGCGCACAAGAGAACAAACGCGGTAAACATTACATCACTTCTTCACTTTCTTCTTAGCTGTCTTAGCTGCTTTCTTAAATGCTGAAGCTGTTGGCGCACCTTTTGCACCAGCTTTGCGCATCTTTTCGCCAGAGCCTGCTGCAATTCTCTTACGCTTTGCATGAATGTTTGCATAAAGACCATTCGCCATTACTTCTTAGCCTTAGCCATGCATTTACCCTTACGCTTACACGCTGCTGGTGTGGGACAACCTTTGCACGGTTTAAAACCAGCTTTGCTTCCCATTTTCTTTCCATACGCCATAGCTAACTCCTTTTGCTGCAAACGTATCACATTACGCAATTCCACGCAAATTCCTTCTAATTTCGCCACGCCAGCTAGAAAATGACCCAGATAACGCAGTTGCAGCATCAGAAGCCATCGTCAAGCACAGCGCATCAGCCAAGTCAGGAGAAGCCAAGCCACGCTTGCGCATCTCATCCTTGCTCTCAGCTTTCATCTTGCCTGAACTGGTAAAGCTATAGCGAATGCTGGTTAGCTCTGCGACAAGCTGGTCATTCTTCGGCAACTTGCAAGAACGATCCTCAAGCCAACCTTTAGTTTTAAACCAAAGCTCACTCCGCAGATTAAGATAGGTATCACCCATAGATGGGCTTTCAGCTACATTCACGCCGCGCACAGGCAGGCCAATCTCACGCAGGCGATCCACCACACCTGAGCCTACGCCAATGCTATCGACAAGTATCTGCGTTGGCTGTCTGCTAGGCGGTAACGCCTCATATTCAGCAACAACACGGCCTACAGTCTGCATCAAGTCCAACCCAGACCAAGCTCTAAGCTCAGTTACAATCGGACCCTGACGCTTACACAGCGCAGTCTTATCTTGCCCAAAACGCGCTACGTCCAACCCCCAGACCGACTTGGTATCCTCATCAATCTGCACATCGCGGTGCGTGGCATTCTCTACAAGATGAAACGGGATAATCGTGTCATCGTCAGCAAGCGGAAACTCACCCAGCACACGAATGCGAAACGCATTGCTCTCCTCGCCATACCTGAGCCGCATCTCATCGACAAACTCATCACTTACCAGAGGGCTATCCACGCATGACCAACGGCGCGTCCACCAGCTATCTGCCATGCGCGTCTGGCTTTCGAAAAACGTACCACTACTCCGCGTGGGGTTGCTCAGCATAATCGTAGTCGCGTTATGACCCGACATAGAGCCAGTCGCAGCCTCAAATACCTGCTCAGGCACACCAGAGGCCTCATCCACAACCAACATAACATGCTCAGAGTGAACACCAGCCAGCGCTTCTGGAGTTTCTGCTCTACTAGTACGTGCCGATATAAACATCTCTGCGGGCGCAGAAGTGTGTTCAACGCGATCCGACTTAACGTTAAGTATGCTCTGCAACCCTTCAGGCAACTCGTTTATCCAACGTTTTAGCTCTGCAAACAAGGCGTCAAAAAGCTGACTAGAGGTTGGCGCAGTTACAACAACTTTATTTGGGTAATGCATCAAAAAATACCATAGCATTGCCCATGATGCTGCTGTAGACTTACCAGTACCATGACCCGACCGAATGCTAATCTTGCGTTCGCCAGACGCAATCGCTTCCAGAAATTCTGCCTGATACGGCAATGGCTCTACGCCAAGCACCTCTTGCACAAATAAAGCAGGCTTCTTGCCATACCGCTGCACAAAATCAACCATCGTATTTTCTGCGAGATTACTCATGGTCAATCACCTTAACCTTACGCAGCGCGTCTAAATGGAAATCGCCGATATTAATATTGATTTGCTGCTGGTTTTTCCCGCCGTACCGCTCAGGGTTATAATTGGCTGCAGCTAGGTTTTTCTGACCAATCTTCTGTTTGAGCAACCCAAGGTCAACCTGACTAACATTAGCCTCACCTACATCCCGCGTGCTATCCTCATCAAGCGCCTCAAAAATCTCTCTCTGGCGGCGCTCATTTACCTCGTTCAGCAAATCAAAGGTATCCTCAAAGTGCGCATCTGCAGCATGTAAGCGCGCTTCATCCACCGCTTTAGTCAACTCTGGGTCTTTCAATATAAGATTGCGAAGAGTTCCGCGATGCATACCCATGTCTGCAGCAAGCGCTTTGATCGTCCTACCCTCAAGCAACCACTCACGCAAATAATCAGCACCACCCCTATTAGCAATTTCAGCTAAGCGCTGCTTCTGCAATGACTTACCAGCCATACCAAATCCTTCTGTGATTTTTCGCAAATTTTAACATGATACCACAATAAAGCAATACGTGGGGTGAGGGGGGGGTGCTACAGGAAGGAAATGGGTTGCGCCACAGGGAGGGAAGGCACATCACGAGGTAGCACCCCTGCGAATTGTATAACACGAATTTTTCTGTGTGGGAATGTATAATAATAATAGGGGGTGGGGTGGGGCCAGACGGGGGGGGTTCCAGCGAAACTAGGTCCAGATCAAGCGATACTTTCGTGATACTTCGTATAATGTCGATTATGTTAAATTTATTATTGTGCAATATCAATGACTTGCCTGATTTAAGTCCAGTTTAGCGGTATGTTTTATATCCAGTTTGCGCCAATTCGCCAGAATGCTTGACTTAATTGAACACTTGTTCTATTCGCGCGCGCCCGTGTGCGACCGATGCATTACTGTGTGATGCGTCCAGTTTGTGACGTTACGTCACTTTGGTTTTTGCTTGTTGCATTGGTATTCTTTTGGTATTACATTGGTATCACAAGCAATGGAAAGGAAAGACCATGACAAAGACACATTA